CCATCTTCAAGGGCGAAGATCAGCGTCAGTGCTTCTTGTTCTTGCTCGAGGTCATAGGGATCGATGCAGCCTGCGGTAGCCTTAAACAGGGTCTCCAGGTCCTCTTCGTATTCCCACTCCTGACCGTTCACTTCGATACTGAGGTACAACTTGTTCCCATAGAGATACGGGATTACTTCGGGAATCGTTAGGTCCTTCACTCGGCCCATAGGTACTCCAAGCCCTTCTGTGTGATGAGCCATTGACCACCAAAGGTCTCACGGTCTCGTTGGGTTGTAATGAGGCCCAAGGACGCCATAGCGGCAATCTCAGGGGCATTCTGTCGAGCGAGGTTCCCCTTCACATAAGCAGGGGAGAACCACACTTCTCTTAGTAGTTCGTTAAACATCAGTGGCACGTTGCCCATGTAAGGCCAGTCTTGTATTCAGCGTCTACTTGGCACTTGAAGTTGAAGTGAACCCCAGCCTTGCGGGCACAGATGGTCGTCATCTTCCCGAAGGAATCCTCGAGACCCTCACGGACTGCCCATTGCAGTTCGTCATGGATGAAGCCAAGAAGCACGTAGTCCTTGTCCCAGCCATACTGGAGACCATCACGTTCAGCTTCTAGGAAGCACTCGACCAGCCAACGCTTCGCCACAGCAGCACCAGCACCCTGCAGCAGCGTATTGAGGGCTGCGTGCTTATGGCGTACGGTGATCCTGCGACCATCGAGGCCGATGAGGTAACCACGAGCAGCACGTTCGTCGACCTTTTCCTTGAGTTTCCCCAGTGCAGGGAGCTTCTCTAGGAACGATTGCTTCAGTTGCTTGCCACGCTTTGCACCAGCCCCAACGATGGAGCCGATCTTCGCGTCCCCAGCCCCGTAGAGCCACCCGTAGATAAAGGTCTTGGCGTTGTCACGAGTAGGGAGACCAGCGGCCTGTTGATTGACCGTATGGATGTCACCTTCGAGGATTACTCGTCCGTACTCCCCTTGGTCCCAGGTTGCCATGTAATGGGCAAGGCAGCGCAGTTCGATCCCGGATAAATCCACTCCGACTTGTCTGAATCCAGGGCGCACAGAGAAAAGCCCTCGGCATTCTTTGCCCCACAAAGCTGACACACTTGGTACTTGGGCAATGTTTGGCCACGAGTGCGTGCAGCGTCCTGTAACCGCCCCATTAGTGTTGATAGAGTGGTGGATGTGCCCTTGGGTCTCAAGTTTGAGCCAAGCTTTGTCACCTTCTGCAAGCTGCCCAATTCGTTTCTCCAGTAGGAAGTATTGCGATAGAAGTTTTGCTTCGGGATACTCGAGCTTCTCAAGGATCGTTTCGTCAACCTGAGCCTTACCACCCTCGGTGAATTCCTTGGGTTCCCAACCGTACTTAGCTTTCAGGCGGTACGCGATCTGGTCACGGGAACCAGGGTTGAACTCGGTCACCTTGTCCTTAAGGCGCTTACCAGTCTTCAGGGACCAACGCTCCTCCACAAGTGGTGGAAACGTCTCGATCATCAACTGACGGATCGTGTCTCGTTCGACAGCAAGCTTCCCGTACAACTCCGAAGCAGCCTTCACATCGAAGGGCCAGCCCGAGCGTTCCATCATCGAACAGAACCAGCGGACATCGTGCTCGAGGTCTACGGCTTCCTGAGAGTACTCAATGGCCTTCAGCTTCACGTAGAGAGCCTCAGTGACCTCAACGTCTAGGTCGCAGTACGCACCCATGTCCTCGGAGTACTCAAGCCACTCAAAGCCTTCTACGTACTCCTCGCCCATGCGTTCCTTGAAGTCCAACTTGTACTCACCCTTCTGGAGTCCCAAGCGATAACCCCAGGATTCCAAGGAATGGGAACCGACCAACTTACTCGGGAGCTTCCCGGCCTTGATATGCCCACCATCGCGGGTCATAAGGTCGGAGAAGATCAGCCGGGAGACCACGAGGGTGTCATAGACCTTCTTACGGTCCACGGTGAACCCTGGGTACAGCTTGGCGATCACAGGGATGTCGAAGTTGATGATGTTGTGACCAGCAAGGATTCCCTCTGCTGCTGCAGCCTGTAGGTGCATCACTCCATCGTAAATTCGGTCAGGACCAAAGCGTTGTGACTTCCCCGTATCGAGGTCTTTCATAGAGATGCAATGGATTTTCGTTACGTCTTGCAGGAGTCCATTGGTCTCCAAGTCGAACAGGGTAGTCCGCATACAGTTCCTTAGTGAAGTGGGGGTTCCTGTTCGTCCACGAGGTATTCATCAACGTCAAACGCGTTGGGCCATGTGGAGAACCCGAGGATCAGGCCGATACCGATGACAGCCGATGCAGCCATTACGAGCACTGTGGCAATGAGGATTCCGAGGATGTCCATTACGTTCCTTTAGGTTGGTGGTCGTTCTCGAGGAGGACCTTGAAGTTCTGTTGCGATGCGGTGTGGTACACGATGATTCCCTCGGGCTTCATGAACCCGGGGACTGCACGGCTCCCATCCACCACAAGGTCGAGCAGCGCAGCGTTCACGTCTTCCAGGTCGTACATGCCGATCACAGGAACCACTTCGCAACACTTCGGGGTGTTCGGGTTGTGAGCGCCCCACCGGGACGAGTTGAACAGGGCGAAGCGCTTGTGGTCGAGACCGTAGTTGCGCTGGATGCCTTGGCCGTACCACTCACCGAAGTGCTGGCCTTCGCCGAGCTTGAAGAGTTCTTCAGCGTTCTCCTCGCACCAGCCAGCGAACCCGTAGTTGTCCGTGGTCTTCCCGGGTGTGATCCAACGGGTCCGTGAGCCGACACGCAGCGTGTACAACGCCTCGCCGGTAAGGAGGCTTGTCACCACGTTCGGGTCTTCGCCCAGGTAATCGTCCTCGCGGGTGATCACCACCTGGGCGTTCGTGCCATCCAGCTTCTCGGTGATCACGATGCCCCGCTTCAGACGTGGGGTCTTGGGGTACGGTGTGAATTCCATACCAACTCCTTAGCGTGCGTCCGCGAGGGGTTCGAAGCGTTCTTTGAGGATCAGATACAGCGCGTGTTGTGTGTTGCAATCCAGCGCGATTACATCGTCAGCATCCGGGTCATCCCGGTTGGTGTCTTGGCTCAGGAGCAACCAAGGACCATTCTTGTGGACAGCGGTCGAGTAATCGTCATGACGGCCATGTACGGTCGTCTCCAGAAGGAGAACATCTTCCTCTTGGAAGTCTTGAATGTCGTGTTCGTTAATCATGTTTCTCTCTCTTTAATGTTTGGCGAATTCGCCGTGTAGGGTTTCTCGGGCAATACGGACTGCGGCTGAGGCTTCTTCGAGGGTGTCAAAACACCCAAGTCGGTGGGACTTCCCCTCAGCCGTGACACGGGCGGTGTACTTCTGGGTGTCCTTGCGGAACGACACACCCTTAACTCCGCAGGAGTTGTCCCTACGAAGGCGCAGATTCGCGTTGTTCTCTCCGTAGGACGCCTGACGAATGTTGTGCCAAGAATTACAGGCACGGTCGTGGTTCACATGGTCTATGGTGGTAGGGAAGTTCCCCTCTAGCCACAGGTAGGCGGCACGATGGGTGAGCATCGATAGGCCATCAAAGTTGAGTTGGGTGTACCCTTGGTTGTGAGGGGACTGTGCTGCCTGCTTGCCTGTGGACTTCCTGTAGAAGCGCCCAGTTACTATCTCATAGTGAAACAATTCCCGGATGCGTTCTGTGGTCACTCTAGAACTCATACGCCTTTTCGTCAGGCTCGGGCACAAAACTACCTTTCTCATACAGCCTTCCTGTCTTAGTGTCATACCCAAGGGCCATGGTGTGCCCCGTGGCTTGTCCTGAGAACCTGTCCTTCAAGACTCTCAGTGTGGTGGTGGTGCGTTCTTCCTTATCTTCAGCCTGCTGGTTACGCTCAAGGGCGTACATTCCGAAGGACCAGAACGTAATAGAGCGAGAGCCTTTGAAGTGCTTCGCATGAACCTGTGCGCCGTTCTCGTGACTCCCACTTTCAGGTGTCGTAAGGTGGCTAACGTAGGTCAGGATGATCTTCAACTCGTTCGCAAGTCCGGCGAGTTCTTTCATGATCTGCTCCAAAGAACCACGCTCATCACTGGGGTCTGCAAGGGCGGTAAGGTGATCTAGGTACACAATCCGAACACCTTCTGCGTGAACTAGGTACCTGATCTTTGATGCCACCGTGGCCCATTCGCAGTGACCAAAGGAGTCGTACATGAACACCGACCCATCAAGTTGCTTGGCGGCTTCAACACGCTCCTCTAAGGTCCACGAACCATCATCGATGTGGAAGCGCTTGCCCACGATCTTTCCTGCCAGACGCACCACGGTTTCCTTAGGGGCTTGCTCTAGGAACACCACACCTACCTTCTGATTCAACTCCTGAATGTCATAGGCGATCTGCTGAAGCATGAAGTCTGTCTTTCCCGCACCACTAGCAGCACCGAGGCCGTAGAGTTCGCCAAAACGTCGTCCGTAGGTCAGGTCAGTGAGTGTGGGGAGGAACCAAGGAAGACCTTGCTCCACCTTGCGCCCAATAGACTCGAGTACATCGGATACACCAACGATCCCATCGGGTCTATACGCCTTCGCGTTCCAGATAGCCTGAATGACCTCAGCACCCTTGCCCTGTTTTAAACAGTCGTTCGGGTCCTTCAGTGGCAACGAGGCGATCTTGGCCTTGCCCGGGGGGAACAACTCGGCACACGCCTTAGAAGCTTCCCGCCCGGGTTCATCCATGTCGAACATCAGGACGATCTCTTCGAACTTCTCGAAGAATTCCATCTGCCTCGCCATGTCCTTCTTGGCACCTTGGGCCCCGTTAGGAACGGACACCACTGGCCACTTGTTGCCCTGCAATTGGGAGACCGTCAGAGCGTCGATCTCGCCTTCGGTGACGATGATCTTCTTGCCCTTGTCCCACAGGTTCTGCCCGAACATCGGAGGATGCCTAGCGTCCCCAAGGAACTTGAACGACTTTTCCTTGCCTCGGGCCTTACATGCCACTACCTGTGAATCCTTGAAATACGGATACAGGTGAACGACAGTCCCATCACGGAGTTTGCCGATACGAACACCGAAGAAGCGACAGGTCTCCTCGCTGATCTGCCTCGCGGTTAAAGCCTGAACTACACCCTCGGCGTATTCATTAAGGTCTTCTGACACAGTCTTCCTTCTCGTAGGTACTTCGCCATCCCCGCGTTCCCGATGACCACAGCTAAAACAGTGCTGGTGACCATCGGAGTACAGGGCGTTTGCATCGCTAGAGCCGCACTCATCGCACGGTCCCTTGCGAATCAGTGAGGACTCTTCGCGTTCCATCAGTTATCCAAAAGTGCCGCGGTTGACTCAGGGAATGCCCAACGAAGCCGTTCATCGATCTGCTCGGCCACCTCACGGCACTCAGCTTGAGCATGGGGGTCCAGGCGTTGCTTGCAGACCCGTGCGAATGCCATAAGGGAACCCGACCATACCCATTCGGTCATGGTGTTCAGTGGGAGAACCATGCGGGCCTGCTCGGGGGCTACACCACGCTTAAGAAGGTCGTTGTAGGTGTCCAGAGCCATCCGAGTGGACTCTTCGATCTCCCAGATACCCCAAGTGTTCTGAAGACTAGACAGAGCTTCCCCGCTCCCTTGCTTCACGTTCTCAGCGCGTCCTCGGAGTTCCTTGGGAATCCAGAACTCAGGCTCGCTGTCCACGTACCGGCGGCTTACCTCATTCCAACTCAGACCGACCTGATGTTTAACGAGTTGACGGGCAACCATCAGTGGGGCCTTGATACGGAACGAGAGGAACGTGTGGGCGAAGGGTGACCAGTGATCATGCGTGGCGAGGTAGTTGATGAGCTTCACGTCCTTTGCCGGGAGAATTCGTTCCGCTTTCTCTAGGTCATACTCCCACTCGCTATGCTTGTCGAAGGACACCCGGGCCACGTTCGCGACAGTAAGGTCACTGCCCATGGTGTCCAAAAGCTCGACCTTAATGTCTGCGGTCTTCATGTGTACCTTTAAAACGAAATGTTGACTTCAGCGTCACCGAGCTTCGTGTCGATGTGCGCAAGGATTTCCTGGGTCCAGATGGACAGGAAGCCACCCGTGGGACCCGTTGCGTAGATCAGACCAGCGCGGAGGGCTTCGGCTTGCTCGATGGACAGCGTGATCTTCACGTTGCCGTTGTCGGTATGCTTAACTTTCATCAAAGGACCTCCGGGGTACCAAGGGTGTAACGGGTGTAGTACTGACCAGTGACCGGGTGTTGCTTCCAATGGGACTCGATGTTGAACCCTGCGTCCCTAAGGTCCGTAATACGGCGGGTGAGCGACTGGATGCTATGGTCAAGGATTGCTTCGCGCTGACTGATGCTTCCGGCTTTGCGAAGGTGTTTAAGGATTTGTTGGGTCTGGGTCATTTCTTTCTCTCTTTCAACCAGGATTCAGGGATGAGCTTGTCCGCATACTGGAAGCCGTGCTTCTCGCACCAACTTGCGTATGTAGACTTGGAGCCTTTGTATAAGGGGGATGCACTACGGGAGAAGACGAAGCGTATGTCTCTCTCAGGATGGGCTGCTTTCACTGCCAGATGCTTAGATCGGTCTGCTGAGTCAAACAGCCCCTTACCTTCGATGATGATGCCGTTGCCCAACATGAAGTCAGGCTTGTAGGAGTGCGGGATTACGTACTCAAGTTTCTGAGTTTCATACTCGTATGCCATACCCGCTTCATCGAGTTGCGCAGCGATCTTCTCTTCGAGACCACTACGCAACTTTTGCTTCACCTTAAGCCCGTGGTGTTTCTTAGTTACCCACGAGCGCTTCATCAGAAATTGACGTCTTCGTCTTCTTCTTGATCGGCCTCAGCACCTTCGAGGTTATTCGAGGGCTTCGGGCTGCTAGGCGATGCTACGTAAGCGCCATCTTCGTCTTCATCATCGGTGCCCCAATCGGCGCTCGACTCGACCAACTTCACGATGCGCACTTCGTTCAGGTAGGCACTGACGCCACCACCGAAGCCTTCGTACGCCTTGAAGGAACCACGGACCTGAATGGTCGAGCCACCACCGATGCGGAACTCGTCATTGATCAGGTGGCCCTTCGAGTCAACGACCTTCGGGGGCTTCTGCGATGCGAACTTGAAGGTAAGCGTACCGTCTTCGTTCTTCTTGTAAGGGTTGCCAAGGGCTGTCTTGGCCTTCTTACCAAGTTCCAGGCGTTCCTCTTCGATCTGCTCGATCAGGGGCGCAGCGGCCTCTTCGGTGATCGTGAGTTGGGCCTTGTACTTGCTTTGGCCTTTGTATTCGTCCGGCGAGAATACGTGCATGTATCCAGCGGAGCCTTTAGGGGTTGTGAAAAATGCCATGTGTTTCAGTCTTCAAAGTAAGGGTCAATTACGATCCAGCCTTCGATCTCGTTCAGGTAGAGACCTTCGGCCATGAGGGCTACTGCTTCGTCGAGCGGGAGGTAGGCATCGACGTAATACTCTTCAGGTTCCATACGGGGTCCAGAATAGGAAAAGGCCCCGTAGGGCCTATGTTGTGTAACAGTGTGTTGTGCAAGAAAAAATCAGGCGAAAGCGTATTGGGATTTCAATACACCGTTGAGGTCCAAGGAGCCGAACGCTGGTTTTTCCAACTTGTCCAACGAGTCGATCAACTTACCGAGTGCCTTAACATCAGCGCCTGCTTCACCCATTGCCGACACCAAATCAGCGCGGGCGCTCTCGAAGAACTCCTCCAGCACATCACGGCTCTCGTACATTGAGACCAGCGACTGGCGTACTACCATCGAGAATTCGTCCATCTGATTAGGTAAGGATGCGAATGAGTCGTGAATCAGTAGGAAGTTGTGGATGTTGGCATCGACCGAGTTCACTACTACGCTCTGAAGGTGGGATGCATCTAGCGAGTGAACAAAGTTAGGCGCAATGCCATCACGTTGTTTATTGTTGAGCAGCTTCTTAGAGTATGCCGAGCGAACCTTGGTCTTGAAAGGTTCCATAACGTTAAGTGCCTTGTTCCACAGTAGCGTGTTGATACGCACGAACTCAGGCTCATAGTAGGCGTTGACCACTGGGAACCCCATCGGGGTAGTCCAGCGGACAGGAAGGTTGGCCTTTGCCAGAGCCCCTGCGATCTCTTGCAGGTACTTCATGACTACGGGAGCCTTGTCTACGATCTTCTGGATGGCGAACATGTTGTGTTTGGCAAGGTAGCGGGCGACCTCCATGGTCTTGACCCACAGTTCCTTGTTGAACTCAACAGCGCCTTCTTCCGTCTTGTCCTTCTTCACATACCCGAAGTGCTTACGGGACTCGGCGTTATCATCTATGATGTCTTCGAAGATTTGGTCCGAGAAGCCGGATTCCTTCGAGCCATAACCGAAAGTCATGACGTTACGCTTCGTCACTGAGCGGGTGATGCCGTAGTCATCCCACAACTTGGCCATACGGCGGACCTCCGGGTCCTCGTCCGTCAGGTCAGTCTTAACACGGACAGCAGTCACCGTAGCGACTTCACCGTAAATGTCCTGGGGCAACTCCGAGGGAACCAGGTTCACCGAGGCACCCCCAACTTCGTCCCGAGTCATCGCGCTGAAGTGCTGCAATCCTGAGCAGGAACCATCGATAGCCACCGGGATAGAACAAAGGGTCTCAGGGTTCTCGAGGTGTTCCACTAGCGCCTTAACAGCAGCCAGATAGCAGAACGGGCTATCCATCTTCTCCCACAGGTTGATGTAGGCGATAGGGTCTTGGGCGATCATCTGGAAATCTTCGATTCGCTCATTAGCCCACTCAACGCGGGCGTCAAACGGGAGCTTATCGGTCTTACGACCTTCATACTTGCCTGCCTCGACCTTCTGGCCAGCCGTGGTGGCAATGTGCCACTTGAGCCACTGCACACCCCTAGCCGTCAACTTCTGACCCACTGCGAAGCCGATAAGGGCCTTGCAATGGTCCGACTGCTGGTGATTAAACCCCGGCAACGCATACTCACGCCCACGCCAATCCATGTTATGGGGTTGGTAGAAGCACCCTTTACCGGACAGAATCTCAGCCTCGGTAATGTTAGTCAGGTCCTTGTTGTGATCCGCGTTGATCTTCCGGTTGTCCTTACGTGCTTGACGATGTTCTTCCTGCGTCAGTTCCGTAACCACTCCGTCTTCGTCAACCTTCTCCCACTCATTGACCAAGGGGCCTGCCAACTTACCAATCTTACGGCGACCTTCGATGCAGAACTTCAGGGCACCAAGGACGAACGTGTTGATAGCCAGTGGAACCCCTTGAATCAGATTCGTGGCACGGACAAACGGAGCAGCCTGATCGATGGCCTGGGCCACCAAGGTCTTACCAAGCGCAGAGTGAACATTGACCATACGAGTAGTACGAGCAACGTCTGCATCCCGGTAACCACCCTTGTCGAGCGCCGACCAGTCAACCGGGGGCATCTCTTCGGCTTGATACACCGGGCGCATCCACTGCTGACGTTCCTTGATAGCCGACAGGGACTGTTGTGCCTCATCGGTGAAAACCACACAGTTCACCACGGCCACCTTACCACCCTTACGCTTCTCTACTTCACCTTCAGCGAACATGCCAGTGGCTTGGGAGACAAGAGCATACAGTGCACCACCAATCTTGGCCGAATCATCAGCACCTTCCCCCGGTTCCGGGTACTTGGCAAGCAACTCCAAGGCCATCTCTTTCTTCTTACGCTCGGTCATAGTGAGCTTGGGATTCATGAGGGCTTTGTGCTTCTTGACTCCGCCGTTTTCCTTGTCTTCACGGAGCCGCTCGGTAGCAATCGCCGTGCGAACGTTGAATCCAAGGTTTACCGTGAGGTCTGTGAGCGGGGTTGAGTTGGTAGCTGCAGACATGCAGTCCTTCAGCGCTACGCCTGCTAGAAAGTGAAGGTCGAGCAGTTCCATCGCCACGAAGTGGGCTGGACGATGGTTTCGGATTTCCTTAGACGAAGCATAGGACTCTTGGAGCGCCTCGGTTACAACGCCCAGCATCTTCTTGAACAAGCTCTCGTCAGCCTTGGAGAGGTCCCCCATCTTGTGGGCGAACTTCTCTTGCTTGACGTAGCGTGCTGCACCTTCAACAAGGGCTCGGTGCGGGGCAACAACGTTCAGGGCTTCCATGTGGTTCTCCGGGTTGACTAAGGTATGTATGTAGTATGCCGTCTGTGTTTGGGTATGTCAACACAATGTTGCACACTTCCGAAGAAACCCTGCGAGTTGGGACTCCACGTAGGCCGTGTTGGACTGTGCGTGTCCCCACGCTTTGTGTCTACCAAATCCCCCACTCATATCATTGAGCCAACGTTCTTCAGCGCGGTCCTCCGCCACTATCGCTCGCTCAAGATTCCGAAGAAGTCCAGCCAGATGTTGTTCCGGCGTGATGATGCACTCTTCCACATGTGCCATCAGGCGCTCCTCAGCCCGATGAACTGCTTCGTAGTTGCGCTCCGCTTCCATCTTCAGGATGCGCTTCAGGTTCCGAGCTACTGTGTTCATACCAATCTCCGAGGTTCGTGTTGGGTAC